CCACCCTCTATTCTAGCCGGCAAAGCCGGTCCACCACTGGTGACTAGCCAGAAATCTAGTCCACGTTTATCACGGGAGTAATCTATCCCGTGTCAGCGTGTAGATCAACACCACTTCATAGCCGCGCGACCCTTGTGTAACGAAGTACTTGGGGTCAGCCCAGAGCGTCCCTTGTGGGGTGCTCGAAGCTTGCGGTTCCTCGATGTCTTGAGGATCCCTCATATAAATACTAAATGAGGGCAATAGCTGATCTCCATGATGATGGCGATGATTAGTCGCCTGAACATGTCGATAGCTCTTGAAGTGCGTCCCATCCCAACCCAACTGGTGCGGCAAGAAAGACGACTTGGTCAGCCGTCCGTCCTTGCCACGAATACGCAAGCGTATCCGTTTGTCAACACCAGTCCAGTCACCGATGAGGTGACCGTCGCCGTAACCATCTGGACCAAAGATGATCAGGTCTGGGTGTATCCACGCCTCCCGTACGTATCGAGCAAGTTGTTCATTGCCGGATCGTACGTAGAAGTTATGGAGGGTAAAGAGGGACTCCGCCGTTACCAGATGCTTTTGGTAATACGGTCGGATGTCGATGCCCAAATGAAAGTCACCACCACAGGATTCGCGAAACGGGCCGTCTACGAACGATTTACCGGCATTAATGGTAAAACCGCAGTAGGCAAAGACCAATTCCGCTAGCGGGACTGCACCAACAGGGATAACTAAGTCATCCCCGAAGATGGCAAGATCCTTGACTTCCTGTTTGACAAATTTGCACACGGCCCACGCAAGAGAGTAGAAAATCAGACTCTCGAGCTCGAAGGTAAAGCTGTTGCCCATTGTGCTGAATTTCTCCAGCTTGATGTGCAACCCTTCATATGAGACGGTGCCGGTACGCGCCAAAGACATAAGCGTGTACCATTTGTCGGGCAGCAAAAACGCCACCATTTGTGTTGCTATGGTGTCGCTCGCTGACGAAAAATCTATGGTAGCCAGGTGATTAGTCAGGCTACTGACGCGGGCCAGCTCGAGATTTCTGAGCTTACCGTTGTCGAGATCTACGCCAGCCTTTCTGAGACGCTTCCGTATCGATTTGCCTATCCCCTGTTGGAGAAGGGTATTCAAACCCGGTTCGACAGTGATGGTACGGAACTTTTTTGCGTCTTTTGGGACGAACTGTAATCGACCTGGTACTACATCTACGTCCACACTTGCTACAAAGGGGTTGTCATCCCCTAGGAACTCGTGGTATGCCGACCCCTCTTGAGGGCGAGGCACATTGGAAGCGTGATGCAGTACATAGGTTGGCAACTCCTGCAAAAACGTGCGCAGGAAGGGCCACAGTTCGGAACTACACTCCGGTTGGACGCCGAGCTTCACTCTGAAGCACGCGTCTCTTTTTTGTGTGTTTACGGTAGCCCCGGGACCGTAGGAGAAATCCATCTGCGATAAGGGCGGTAGGTCTCCAAGTATACGCTCAATCTTTATCCTTGCGTCCGTCAAAATGACGTCGAAGGGATACCCCATAGGGGTACCTGAGCGGTACGAGCAGAATCTATCGTTAACCTTACTGCAAACGTTCTCGGTCTCAGCGAACTTCTTAAAAGCTCTATACGTTTTCGACTCACCCGACAAGCGCAACGGTTCAAACTTCTCAAAGAAGCCGAGAGCCTGTCGCGCGTGTTTTAATTCATCGGGATTGTCGTCATACGTATAGTGAAGTTCGAAATCCAGCAGCTCAGACCAGCGTTCGCCCTCGATAAGTTCGACGAGGGGAGCACTGTATGGTCCGGCTTTTACAGCATGGATCAGAGCTAACTCCTTCAGTATCGCTACCGAATTTTTATAGGAGTAACAGTCCAGCCAACCAGCTTTCTTTAGCATTTCAGCACCTCGTTTGATGCCGCCCCGTTACCGGGGGGTTGGTAGCCGTCCACCAGGATGGTGGGTTCGGCCCCGGTACAGCAGACCCGACGCTAAATTACGCGCCGGGGAACAGCTTGTTGACGATCCCATAGATCATCGGCGATGAGGAGGCCTTGTAGGACCCCACAGCGCCAGCAGACGTGGGATTGTTGTGGCCATCGGTAGCGGAGTTTGCTCCGCTACAAAGGTGGGCCACAGCGCGCATAAGTTCCGCGCGTGTCGTCTGGGTACCGCGATTCGAAAGGAAGAAGGTAATCGACGCTGAGTCGACACCAGCCACCTTTGGAGAAGCGGTACGGCCAGACGCGTCAACGGTACCGGCCGGAATGATCTCCATGATCGGCAATGCGACCTTGACATTCACCTTCGTCTCGTTCTTCCCCTCCTGCCACATCATGTCGATTTTAGCTTGGCCTTCAGTGGCCAGGCCGTCGACGTTGGTGCGCCAAGAAGGAAACGGGACGTCCTTGACAGGAAGAAAGGTGTTGTCAGCTGCGGCGCCATCTTTGCGCAGCAGGATCTGGGTCATCACAGGCATATTGCCCTCCGGGTAATGCGATGGTATGAGCAGTTTCAGGCGCTCAAATCCCTGTCGTGACGTGAGAGTTCGGCTAAAAGAGATTTCGCATGAGAGCTATGGCATTCGCCACGCGCGCTCCGGAACTCCAAAGCTGGTCTATCCCACGGAATTTGGGCAGAGGAACCGACAAACTACTAGCAGCTTCATGCCGTGTGAAGGTCTTTACGACCCCACGAGCATTACTACCGCTGTAATTCGCAAGTCCATCTGGCAGGATCACGCATCCCGCAATTCGTGACGTTTCCTTCGTTTGCCGGTAGAACGTGCCCTTTAAATGGGGCACAACGGCAAGTGCGGATAGATAAGTGCCAATCGGCACGAACCAGTCCACGACGAAGCTATACGGCATGAGTTCCCACGCAACCTCGGAAGGAGACATCAATCCGAGACTGCGGGCCGCTGGCAAGTACTCAGTCATCTCGTAAGTAATTCGTTTCGAGATGCTGTATGTACCCGGGCAAGAGTATAGCGTAGGGGATTGTGACCCCTCGTAGCTACATCTCACCTGACGAGAAACTACTACTCTCGTGCTGCGGGGAGGTCCAGCCAGAACCTCCAAAGCTTCGGCAGCGGCAAAACAGTCATGAATCAGAGGAACCCACCCATAAACTAAACTGAGGTGAGTGCCTGCAAGATCGCGACTGTCAAGCCTCTTCTTTGCTGCCTTCCTATCTGCTCCACTAACACCACGCGCTAGGAAACGCATGGCACCATCAAGGTCGCCCCTTTTGAGGGCTTTCTTGATACCAATAAAGGCAGTGGCGGTACCGACAACTGAACGTTCGACCTCACGAGCTTGACCAAGAAAGACTGCGGCATTGAATTCATGGCCGCGGACCTTCGAGGACAATTTGTCGAGGAGTCTCAGTTCGTCATCATCAGTCCAAATACTCGGGTAAGAATAGAGGCCAATGCCAACAGGGTTTACATTTGGTGAATTGAGGGTTTGTCCACCGGAGCTGTGGTACGAGTTCCAGGCTTTGTGTTCGGGGTCGTCAGACCCAGACCACGTACGCCAAGTACCCGTCCCGTAAGCGCCAGGGGACCCCTGCATCACCGACCCAGTTGTCATAGCATATCCCTTACAGTAACACGAGTAGCAGAAGCACGGAGAGAGTTACTAGGCATGGAAAGGTTCTGGCGAATGGCGAGTGCATCGGCGTACGAATTGCTCTACGACGACACACCTTGCCACACAACCATGAACCTAACCACATCCTTTTTATCTCCGCTTTAACGAAAACAGCCTGTACCTTTACCGTATGGGGCATCGAACCAGTGGGTATTACTACCATGGTTCGCCCTAAACGGGGTAGGGAGACAGGC